AACGCCCGTATACTCAAGGCATTCGGTAGGCAAATCAACGCACAGGACGTGTCTGACCCTGAAAACCCTGTGCCCCGTGACGCTACTGGTGCAGAAGTTAAACAGCAGGTCATCCAATACATCAAGCGGATTACCCAAGCACAGGAAATGAAGGTTAAACGAGATGCGCTAACCGTTAGCGACTTGAACCCTTCTTAGGAAAATAATATGACGGACAACACGATTTTATCAGCTTCTGTCGGCACCGGGATCACTCTCTCGACCGACGAATTGGCAGACTCAACTCACGTACAAAAAATTAAATTAATGGACGGTACTGCTGATGCGACTGGGATTATAGCAGCCGGATCGGGGACTGCCGCAACGGCATTGCGTGTTGAGCTACCAACAGATGGTACTGGCCAGGTGAAGATTGCCGCCGGGAGCGCAGTAATTGGGGAAGTCTCCATAGGCGCGGCCACAACAGCAAATGCCGATCTGGCAAAGGCTGAAGACCAGGCCAGTGCATCAGGAATGGTGGGGGTTGGTTTTTTGAGCGTTCGCAAAGCAACGCCAGCAAACACGAGTGGCACTGATGGCGACTTTGAATTCACTACCGTATCTAATGGAAAACTTTACACGACAGTATCTGGTAATGTGGCTCACGACAGCGCCGTTGGCAGTATCGACAATCCGGTGCTGCTTGGCGCAGTCGCATACGAAACCGATAACACCGTGCCCGGAACCAGTGTTGCCGAGGCAGATATATCGCGACTGAAGTGTGACCTGGATGGGCGTATACTTGTTAACACGCGCCACCCTAACGGCTGGAGCGCCAGTTCCAACCTGTCAACAGCCGCTACGACCGTGCTGAAGGCAGCAGGTGGGTCAGGACTGCACTTCTACCTTACAAGCCTTACAATATCCAGCATAACGGCACAGACGACCAAGATAGTATCTGACTCAGCCGGTAGCCCAGCGGATGAGGTCGAAATCATATACACAGGGGCAAACGGAAATCATACTGCGACTTTTCCTGTTCCCATACGCTTTCCAGACAATGTAAATATCGCATACATCACCACTGCCGCAGTCGCTACATCCGTGACTGTGACCGGCTACACAGCACCATAGGAATACAAAAATGGCAATTACAATTATTCGATCGCCCGTGAATACAGCGGGTCAAACAGATGAGTTCAGAGTGGATAAATTCCCCATCAAGGTCAGTTTATACCCGGTCAGTTCACTAACCGCAACTGAATACGCTGACCTCCAGGAGAAGGACGCTGCAGGTGCGTTTGGTGACGTTTTTGACGCGTTCTATCAAGGCACCGGAGCACAGGTCAGACTTGAATCAACTATCGCTACGAGCATCGTAATTAGCGCGACTGGCACATACCGATTAGACCTTGACGACCCCACAAATAATATTGGCGTTTTCATAGAAGCGGTAGAGACCGAGATATAAAATGCTTATCTGGCTGATGACCCTTGGCGGTGCAGGCAATAAAGCAACAGCCCTGCATACCGTGTGCCAGTTCCATAGCACACATAGCGCAGTGTGTAGATTTACGTGAAACCTTTGGCCCTGTATCAAGGCAGCGACGAGAGCCTGGTAATTACATCCAACATCGACCTGTCTAGCTCGGCAGGCTGTACCGAGATTGAGGTTACAATAGACACCCCCACACAAATAGTGAAAACGCTTTCAGGCGGTCACATCACAGCGACTGCCACCTCTTTTACCATTGTCATTGATGCAGCAGACACTGCTACGACGGTGCCGGGGACGTTCCAGTATCAAGCGAGAGCGACTATAGGTGGAAAAAAGAAGCAGGGCAGATTCACGCCCAACAGTATTCTAATACTGCCGAGCGTGTTTGAATCGACCTCCAATGTGACTGACTACGGTTGACTATGCTCCCCCCTTTGGTTGTTGCGCTTTTGCTATCCGCACTAAACCGCTGCAGGCCGCTATAAGGTTATCGGTCAATACGGCATTACTGTCATATGAACCGTTGCCTTCCAGCGACCAGACCAGTGCTAGTGAGTGCCAGTTGACCTCCAGGTTTTGAAGCTTAAGCAGTTCTGCTTTTCGTTGTGATTTGAGTTCCATGGCGTTGTAGTGAGAGCCTGCTGCGACCAATATGTCGGTACGGTGTTTCATGTGTTTGTGTTCCTTAGTTGGTTTAAGTGAATAGCGAAATAGAGTGTGAAGTAAAGTAAACCTTATCACATGCGCCATTAGTCATGTAGACTTAACTTTCTTTTTCGTGTACACTTGCCGCTCATTTAAACAAACACGAAGGAAACAAGATGGGAACATTCACGGTACAAGAAGTAATTGCAGACCTTAAAAAGACTGTTGATACAATGAACACGGTAACCGCTCAGCAGATTGAGGCTGGCAGGAAGGAGAGGGACTACAAGCGGATCGCTGGGTATGCTGGCTACGCTGTAACGCCTGATTATGATCTCGGGTCATGGCTCAGCCTGGATGCTGATGTTGATGCTGAGGGCGAAGGTGAAAGCTGGGATGACATAGCCAAGAGGGAAAATGATATTCTTGACCGGCAGGGGCGCATGTAATGGAAATCTGGAACATAGATGGAGATACATTAGTTATTGCGCTCGGCTACCATGGCTTCATTCACTCAAGTGAGCCAATCCCCTGCCTATACTTTAATAGTTCTGATTAATACAGCACTTTACTTCCGATTAGTTTTCATGTATGCTTGCTGCTCATTTAAACACAAACGAAAGGAAACAAGGACATGAACAAGCAAGGATTTTACTACCCGTCAAAAGAAATGCAGGATATATCAGATAGTTTCTGTATGGGCTCCGAGTGGTACATCAACATGGAAATCTGGAACATATACGCTAATCATGCACCTGAACAACTGCCAGCGCTTCCTGTCGGCGATAGTTTCCCCGAGAGGCAGTCAAGATAGCTGCAATAACTTTACATCTAAAACGAGCCGCTTAATCCTAACCAATAACACCAGAACAGCAATACACGAGCTATACTTCGCATGTTAATAGACACAGGGATTCACACATGGCTGAAAAGGGTAAAACGCCCGAACAATTCAAAGCTACACTGTGGCAACCCGGCAAGTCTGGAAACCCTAAAGGACGGCCCAAGGGAAGCAAGAATAAGCTGGCCGAGTGTTTCATAGCTGGCTTGGTCGCGTCATGGGAAAAGGATGGGCAAGATGCTCTTGAGCGTGTCATGCGTGATGACCCAGCGGCATATCTCCGGGTAATCGCGTCGATACTGCCCCGTGAGATTGATGTAAGTCAGAACGTCGTACGCATGGTCATTAACGCAACCCCAGAGCCGCTGGACGCACTGGCATGGGAAGCCAAGCACAAGGTCATTGACGTGACGGCTCAGTCTGTCACGGTTCGATCCGGCAAGGGTTCGTCTCACTAAGTATGTAACAAGGTATAGTACAGCGATACCGTACCGTGCCAATCCGTTTGGTATCAGTGAGTTACGTGTTGGGTCGGCGGAGGCTGACTCCGTCACCCAGAGTTATGGCAGGCTTTCCCGGCCTGGTACAGCGCGGGGCAGCACACACCGCACCGTCTACCCTACCCTTGGTATAGGTTTGGCGAGTTATGGCGCTTACGGGCCACGCAGAGCCTCTCAGGGGCATTGTCACTGCCCTGACCGGTACAGGCTGGGCTGAACAATCAAGCACTTACATTGCAGCTTAATTATTTCTGCACGATCCCGGACGGGGGTAGAGGGGGCTGAGGAATTGAAGTTATTGTATACACCCTCGCACACAATTTTGCAGAAAATGGGAGCTTGACATGAAGTGGGTAGCTTTTCATAACGGGTCTCTGATACCAGACGACATTCTACGGTTGATACTGGATCAGGCCAGTCGAGGGCTTGTGAGTGGTCCTGCTCGTGATCTGTTGCTTGTGCCTGACACGCGAAAAGGCAGACCAGATGCGTATGGTTTGCGGAAAATGGGTCGTGTGAGGAGGAAGGAATGTATGAAATTATGGGAATATTCCAAGAAATTCCAAAAAAAACCGACCGAACCCCAAAAAAGGCAAAAAAGAGGGTTGTAAGTGATTGATTTTAATGGCGTAAAAAAAGAGAAAGTGTCGACCCTATACCTAGGTATGGGTTTGTATGTCGGTTCTAATGAAATCAATAGGTTACACCAGCATGGCAAAAGATAGTATTGTCTGGCAACCACAACCCGGCCCACAGTCGGCATTGGTGGAGTGTACCGTTCCTGAAATAATGTACGGGGGCGCTCGTGGTGGCGGAAAGTCTGATGGAATGATCGGCAAGAACGCGATCAAGGCAGACAGGTATCCAGGCGGCATCCAGAAGGGTTGTTTCTTCCGTAAGGAGCTACCCCAGCTTGAGGCGGCGATAGAAAGAACAAAACAAATTTATTACCCACTTGGCTGGAAATGGCAAGACCAGAAAAAGACGTTTACCGCGCCAAATGGTTCGACACTAAAATTCAGGTCACTGGAACGTGACAGCGATGCCGAAAAATATCAGGGACAGGATTTCACAGACCTTTACTTTGAGGAACTGACCAACTGGGCAATGCCAACGCCAATAGACCGGCTCAGGGCTACGCTACGGTCTGCTGCTGGCGTACCGTGTCAGATGCACGCCACGTGTAACCCCGGCGGCCCAGGACATAACTGGGTACGTGCAAAATACATATCACCCGCGCCACAGGGCTATAAGATAATACGTGACGACCACGGTAACGAACGTGTGTTTATACCCGCCAAGGTAAGTGATAACAAGATACTGACCGATGCAGACCCAGGTTACATAGCACGGCTCAAGCAGTCTGGCTCAGAGGCGCTGGTAGCCGCGTGGTTGGACGGTAACTGGGACATCGTAGAGGGTGCTTACTTCGACTGCTGGAATCCGTCAATGGTTGTCCGGCCGTTCGAGATACCCGAAGAATGGACTAAGTTTGTCAGCTTTGACTGGGGCTCAGCCGCACCGTTTAGTGTGGGGTTTTGGGCAGTAATCCAGGACGACACAACCATGATTAACGGCACCAGTCTTTCTGGTCAGTCAGTCGTGGGCAGGAGGGGCGCGTTGGTGCGGTACCGTGAGTGGTATGGCTCCAAGTCGCCAAATGTAGGGTTAAAACTGACCGCTGAAGAGGTTTCGGCTGGTATACGTCAGATGACCAAAGAAAAAATAAATTACTGGGTGGCAGACCCGTCTATATTCTCACAGGACGGCGGGCCATCTATTGCTGAACGTATGACACAACCGTGGCAGCCTGCCGACAACAAGAGAACAGCTCGAATGGGTCAGGTAGGCGGCTGGGATCAGATGCGATCCAGGATGGTACACGACATGTTGTTCTGTTTTACCACGTGTACGGACTCCATACGAACAATACCCACGCTACAGCACGACAAAAATAAACCGGAAGATTTAGATACCGCTGCAGAGGATCACGCTGCTGATGAATGGCGTTATGCCTGCATGAGCCGCCCCTTTGCCGCCCCTGTACCTGTAATCGTACCTGTACGGGACAGGTGGGATAGCGTATTTAAAAATTCTGACCACGAAACATGGAAAACGGCTTAATGGCTAAACACGACGTAAAAATATCGACACTTATAAGCTATTTCGACGATGCAGAGGATGCAACCGTTGATGCGCGTGGTGTATCGGAGCGGTGCCGCGACTACTATGACGGAAAGCAACTGACCTCCGAGGAAATAAATACCCTAAAAAAACGCAAACAGCCTGTTATAGTGTTCAACATGGTACAACCCAAGGTGGACTTCCTGCTGGGCTATGAGAAGCAGTCACGCACCGACCCCAAGGCGTATCCCCGCACACCTGACCATGACGATGCGGCTGCTGCTGCCACGGACGGTATAAGGTATGCGCTGGACGTTAACGACTTTGATCATGTTGCGTCATCTGTTTTCGAGAATATGGTTATCGAGGGTACGGGTGGTGTTGCTGTTGAGGTGGAGAACGGCAAAAAGGGAATTGATATAAAAATAAAAAATCTGGAATGGAACCGGATTTTCGTTGACCCTTACTCGATGGATAAGCAGTGTCGTGATGCGCGTTACATAGGTTACGTGTCGTGGAAGGACGCTGACGTGGTGTATGCACGCTGGCCGGACTCGAAGGACGCGTTATCCCACGAGATGGCACAGTACTCCGACTCGTTCTCAGAGGGTGACACCAAGGACGATAAGCCCACGCGATGGATGTCGCCTAAAAGGAAGCGCATCATGTGCGTGGATATCTGCTTTATGCACGCCGGAGAGTGGTGGTGTTGCATATACGCAAAGGGTGCATTTCTGGTTAAGCCGAAACCGAGTGTTTACCTTGATGCTGACGGCGTGCCCCAAAACAAGTTCCTGGTAGCTTCTGCATACGTGGATCGTGACGGCAATCGTTACGGCCCGACCAAGAATAATCTGGACAGGCAGGATGAGGTAAATAAGAGGCGCTCGAAAGCGACCCACATTATAAATACCCGCCAAACCTTCTCTAAGACGGGTCAGATCGACGATATAGATAAATTCAAGTCCGAGGCAAATAAGCCCGACGGTCACCTGAGCTTCCCAGGATCCGGCACATGGATGAAGGACTTTGGTATCATCCCGAACGAATCACTTGCAGGCCCGCAGTTTGAAATGTACCTTGAAGCCAAGGCATCTATGGACATGGGCGCTGCCTCTGCAGCACTACTGCAGGGTACGGGCGAGGGCATGTCAGGCCGTGCCATCCGCTCTTTACAGCAGGGTGTAATGGTTGAACTAACACCCTTGTACGACATACTGGCGCACTTTAAGATGCGCGTATACCGTGCAACGTGGGATCGTATCAAGCAGTTCTGGAAGGAAGAGAAGTGGATACGTGTAACCGACGACGAAGAAACATTAAAGTGGGTGGGTCTTAATGAAAAAATGACCGTGGCCGAGAAGATGGCTGTGGAACAGTCCGGACTCGACCTGCAGACGGTACGACAGCAGCACGGGCAGGAATTACAACAACTGTACGCGCAGAACCCACAGATGGCTCAGGAGTACATCGGCAACGAGGTTGCAGAGATGGACGTTGACATCATCCTTGAGGACGTGCCAGACGTTATAAACCTGCAATCCGAG